TCCCATCCTGCAAACACCCCCCCGTCACTTTTATTTTTGCCACACCCCCGGGGGGTATATTTTTTGGGGTAGAATCCCCCCAGTATTATTTTTTAATTAGGGGGGTATATGGAAGGTAAAGTTTTTAGTCGGCTAACTGTGGTCGGCTTGGACCGTATAGATAGTAACCACAATAAATATTGGAACTGTAGTTGCACCTGTGGGGGCACATCAGTTGCCAGAGGAGATAGGCTAACTAGCGGCGCGGTGCGTTCTTGCGGGTGCCTACGGCGAGACAACATGAAAAGGATAGTCAAACTAAGCCTAGTTGTAAGGCAGGAACGCGCAAAAATAGAACGAAAAACATATACAAGGGACTCCTATCGTTCAATGATTAGGCGATGCTACGAACCAAAACTACACCCCGGATACTATAAATATGGGGGTAGGGGGGTTGAAGTCTGTGATCGTTGGCGGTTTGGGGAGGGCGGTAAAAATGGGTTTGCCTGTTTTCATGAAGATATGGGGCCACGCCCCCAAGGGTTCACTATAGATCGCATCGACGGCACCAAGGGATACTTCCCCGAAAACTGCAGATGGGCAACCCCAAAAGAACAAGCTGCTAATAGACGCCCCAGAATTTCAAAACTACCTATATAATTTCAACACTGCTCAACAGGCGGTGTTTTTTGTATTTGTCTACTCCCTCCTTGGCCCCCGTAACTGGGGGCCTTTTTTTGTGCTATATTCCGCACAACTTCGGAGTGCCCGTTTTCCTCCTATGAACATTACGCCAACTGCGGACCACCCGCTACCAAAAAACTTCCAAGAAGAAGTTGCAGACTCCCTGCAAGGAAATGCCCGTGTCGCTGCCGACACCGCGTCGCTAATGTTTGAATTAGGTATGCCGTTCGAGATGACGGAAGAAGATGAAGAAGCAGCCCGCAAACTTTTTGCACAAGTAGATACAAAAAAGAAAAAGGGGCAAGACCCCAGTGCAGTAAACCCCCCATCTCTATATCAAGGTAACGTAGCTCTCAAGTTAGGGGCCCTCCTTAATGAATACGACAAGCGAGTTGTACTCGACGCGACCCAAGCTCGCACTTACATAATGAACCGTTTGCTAGAAATTAGCAGTTGTGGAGACAACAAGGTAGAGTTAAGAGCATTAGAACTCTTCGGCAAAATGAGTGACGTTGGTGCTTTCACCGAAAAGTCAGAAGTAACGATTACTCATCGATCTAGCGGGGACATAAAGCAAGTTCTACAGGAAAAAATAAGTAGGTTATTGGGTTCAGATATAGAAGATGTAACTCCAAAACTAGCTGAAGAGTTAGGAATTGAACTTGTAGAAGAAGTAGTAGACGAAGTAGACGTCGAATTAGATGCCTTAGCCCGCGAAAGAGAAGAAATGAGAATAGAAAGTCAGAAGGCAGCGGCGGAAAAAGCGCAGGAAAGAGAAGATGACGCCCGCTGAGCTTAAAGCATTACTGCAAAGAATACCTAATATGTCTGATGCGGAGGCAAGAGACCTCTATGCGTCAGTAGAAGAGCATGAAATCCTAAGAGAACGCGAAGAAGCGCGTAAAAGTTTTATGACTTTTGTGAAAAAAGTGTGGCCTCACTTTATTGAAGGTGCACATCACAAGAGAATGGCTAATGCTTTTGAGCGCGTAGCGCGCGGAGAATGCAAAAGGCTCATTATTAACATGCCACCACGCCATACGAAGTCAGAATTTGCGTCATATTTGCTTCCAGCATGGTTTTTAGGTAATTTTCCAGAGAAAAAGATCATTCAAACGTCCCATACAGCCGAATTAGCAGTTGGCTTTGGTCGAAAAGTGCGTAACTTGGTGGATTCCGACGTATTTTCAGAGACTTTTCCGGGTGTCGGGCTGCAAGCGGACAGTAAAGCCGCAGGCCGGTGGAATACAAACCACAGAGGAGACTACTTCGCTATAGGTGTAGGAGGCGCAGTCACCGGAAAAGGTGCGGACATTCTCATTATTGATGATCCACACTCAGAACAAGAAGCGGCGCTAGCTGCTACGAGCCCAGAAATTTACGACAAGGTGTATGAGTGGTATACGTCTGGTCCGCGTCAGCGTCTACAGCCGGGCGGCTCTATTGTTATAGTGATGACTCGCTGGTCTCAACGCGACCTGACAGGCCAAGTGCTCAAGGCCGACGCACAACGGGGCGGCGAGGGGTGGGAAGTGATTGAGTTTCCGGCGATCCTACCTAGTGGTAAACCCTTATGGCCTAGCTTCTGGTCTTTAGCGGAATTAGAAGCCCTGCGGGAAGAATTGCCTAACGGTAAGTGGCAAGCGCAGTACCAACAGAATCCTGTGGGTAATGAGAGCGCTATTATTAAGCGCGATTGGTGGCAATGGTGGGAAGAAGACAATCCTCCTGAGTGCGAGTACATCTTGCAAGCATGGGATACAGCGTTTGAGAAAAACAACAGGGCCGACTACAGTGCTGGCACTACTTGGGGTGTGTTCACGCACCACAAGGACAATCAGAAATATCTGATCCTCTTGAACACCTACAAAAAACGGGTTGAGTTTCCTGACTTAAAGCGCGATGTGTTGAGAGAGTACAACGAGTACGAGCCAGACACTCTAATAGTAGAGAAGAAGGCGTCAGGGGCTCCGCTAATATATGACTTGCGGGCAATGGGCATTCCAGTCAGTGAGTACACGCCGAGTAAAGGGCAGGATAAGTTTGCCAGACTTAATAGTGTTAGTGACATAATCGCCTCTGGCAAGGTATGGGTGCCGAGAACACGGTGGGCTGAAGAGCTTGTCGATGAGATTGCATCATTCCCGTCAGGCGAGCATGATGACTTGGTTGACTCAACGACACTAGCGCTGATGCGCTTTCGTCAAGGTGGGTTCTTGCGCTTACCGAGCGATGAGCCTGAAGACATAGTTTATTTTAAGGGTAGTCGCACCCGTGATAGGTACTACACAGTTTAAGGACACGATATGGCAACAAGTTTGATGGACAAAGGCTTATACCAAGCACCTATGGGTTTAGAAGAGGATGCTGGAATGCAACCTGATATAGAGATTGAGATTGAAAACCCAGACAGCCTAACATTAGGCTTAGGTGATATAGAAATTCAACTCAAGCCCGAGAAAGAAACGGCAGAAGATTTTGATGCCAACCTAGCTGAATATATGGACGACGGGGACTTGTCTGGTTTAGCAGAAGAGTTAGTTAGCGACTTTGATAAAGACGTCATGGACCGCAGAGATTGGATCAAGACGTACGTAGATGGTCTTAAGTTGTTGGGTTTGAACTACGAAGAACGTACTGAGCCTTGGCAGGGCGCTTGTGGTGTATTCCACCCCATGTTGACAGAGTCAGTTGTGCGCTTCCAGTCAGAAGCCATGATGGAAACCTTCCCAGCAATGGGTCCTGTGAAGACGCAGATTGTTGGGGCTATAGACCTTTTGCGTGAAGAAGCAGCCGCGCGCGTGCGCGAGGATATGAACTACCAGCTAACCGACGTAATGACTGAGTATAGACCTGAGCACGAGAAGCTTTTGTGGTCGCTACCACTAGCAGGTTCAGCGTTTAAAAAGATTTACTACGACCCAAGTAAAGGCCGCCAAGTAGCCATATTTATTCCAGCAGAAGATATCGTTGTGCCATATGGCGCATCTAGTATTGAGGACGCTGAACGTGTTACCCACGTAATGCGCAAAACTGAAAACGAGATCGTTAAACTCCAAGAAGCAGGGTTCTACGCCGACGTTGATATAGGTGAGCCGGGCTATGAGTTAGATGATATTGAGAAGCAGAAAGCGGAAGAGACTGGCATGTCTGCCACTCAGGACGACCGCTTCCGCATCCTTGAGATGCACGTCAACCTAGACCTCAAAGGGTTTGAACATACCGACAAAAAAGGTCGTGAGACAGGTATCGCTTTGCCGTATGTTGTTACTATAGAGAAGACCTCACGCACTATCTTAGCTATTAGGAGAAACTGGTATGAAGACGACATCCTACACACCAAGCGACAGCATTTCGTCCACTACCAATACATCCCCGGTTTTGGCTTCTATGGTTATGGTCTTATCCACCTTATCGGAGGCTACGCGAAATCAGCAACGATGCTTATCCGCCAACTTGTTGACGCGGGCACTCTATCTAATCTCCCCGGCGGACTTAAATCGCGAGGACTTCGGATTAAAGGTGACGACACCCCCATCCAGCCCGGAGAATTTAGGGACGTAGATGTCCCAAGCGGATCCATCCGCGACAACATCTTACCGCTTCCATACAAGGAGCCATCACAGGTTCTGATGAGCCTGTTCCAGCAGATCGTTCAAGAAGGACGTAGCTTTGCTTCTAGTGGAGATATGAACGTCTCCGACATGAGTGCACAAGCTCCTGTTGGTACAACTCTCGCTCTGTTGGAGCGCACATTGAAAGTGATGACTGCTGTTCAAGCGCGTCTTCACTATGCCATGAAGCAGGAGTTCAAACTCCTTAAGGTCATTATTGCTGATTACACACCAGAAGAGTATGACTACGAGCCAGAAGAGGCCGGTCGTAAAGCTAAGAAGTCTGACTACGATTCAACAGATGTGATCCCTGTTAGCGATCCAAATGCCGCTACGATGGCACAGAAGATCGTGCAGTATCAGGCTGTACTTCAATTAGCACAGTCTGCACCACAACTCTATAACCTCCCTTTACTGCACCGTCAGATGATTGAGGTGTTAGGTATTAAGAACGCTAACAAACTTGTACCTGTAGAAGATGACGCAGTGCCCACAGACCCAGTACAAGAGAATCAGAATGTTCTCACTGGCAAACCTGTTAAAGCGTTTGTTGAACAGAATCATGAGGCTCACATCCAGACTCACGTGTCTGCGATGCAGAATCCTAAGATTCTTCAGTTAATGCAGATGAACCCACAGGCGCAGGCTATACAGGCAGCGATGATGGCGCACATTAATGAGCATATTGCGTTTGAGTACCGCAAGCAGATAGAGATGGCGATCGGTATGCCTCTACCTGATGAAGAGAAAAACAAGCATATGCCGAAAGAAATGGCAGATCAGATTGCTATGGCTACAGCCCAAGCATCTCAACAGTTGCTCCAACAGGCGCAACAACAAGCAGCCCAACAACAGGCTCAACAACAGATGCAAGACCCAGTTGTTCAAATGCAGATGCAAGAGTTGCAGCTTAAGAAGCAGGACTTGGAGCTCAAAGCGCAGAAACAGCAGATTGATGCTGCGGCTAAAGCCGACCAGTTGGAGATTGAGAAGTCTCGCATTGAGGCGCAGATGCAGATTGCAGCTATGCAGGTCAGTGCCACAGCAGCCGCCAAACGTGATCAGATGGACAGACAACAACAGACTGAAGGCGTGCGTATGGGGATTGATGCGGCTAAGCACAAAGCGCAGATGGCTGTGCAGATGGCGCAACGCCAAGCACAGCAGAAACAACCCCCTAAGAAGGGAGCTAAATGAGTTCACAAGCGTTTCAATACTTAGCCAAGGAAGTTGACAAGCTCCGTGGCGATCAAATTGCCTTTCTTGCAGGGGGAGGTGCAAAAGATTTTGCCGAGTATCGGCATGTCTGTGGGGTCATCCGGGGTCTGACTCATGCAGAACAACTTGTCAAAGACCTCGTGCAAAAACTGGAGTATTCTGATGAGTGAGTTTGATGTTTCCGCTGTAGACCTGTCCGGTATTCTTAACAAGAATAACGAAGAGAAGGCCAAGCAGTTGCCCGATCCATCTACCTATTACATGCTGACTGTCGTTCCCGAAGCGATGGAAGAGTATTCAGATAGTGAAGTTGGGTTGATTAAGGATAGTAAAACCATGTACTACGAAGAAGTGCTGACCCCAGTACTGTTTGTAGTGAAGATGGGCCCTGACTGTTATTCAGACACTACCCGCTTTCCAAGCGGAGCTAGTTGCAAAGTTGGCGACTTCGTTGTCGTCCGCCCCAATTCAGGCACCCGCCTGAAGATTCACGGTCGTGAGTTCCGCTTGATTGCGGATACCTCAGTCGAGGCCGTTGTTCAAGACCCGCGCGGAATTACCCGTGCTGCATAAAAAAGGATAAATCATGGCATTACCAGAGTTTGAATTACCTGATCCTGACAAAGAGGATATTGCTGCTGAAGACGAAAAGTTTGAAGTAGAAATCGAAGACGATACCCCACCGGAAGACCGACGTCGCAAGCCGATGAAAGAGCCGGTTGAGGACCCAACCGACGAAGAACTTGCCTCATATGATGAAAAAGTTCAGTCGCGCATCAAGAAGTTCACCCGTGGATATCACGATGAACGTCGCGCAAAAGAGGAAGCCCTACGTGAACGCGAAGCGGCAGAAGCCTTTGCAAAACAAGTGTTTGAAGAAAACAAACGTCTTCAACAGCAACTAGCAACTGGTAGTAAAGCATTCATTGAGCAGTCTCAAACTTCTGCGGACTTGGAATTGGTAAACGCCAAGAAAAGGTACAAAGAGGCATATGAAGCTGGTGATGTGGATGCTCTTACCGAAGCCCAAGCAGAAATTGCACAGGCTACTTTGAAATTGGATAGAGCCCAAGGGCTGAAACCCATCGAAGTAGAGGAAAAGGAATTTACCCCTGCTAAACAAGAAAGTTCTCAACTTACTCCTCGTACTCAGAAATGGGTAAAAGCCAATAGTGATTGGTGGGGTGTAGACGAAGAAATGACTATGGCAGCAATGGGGCTTGACAAAAAGTTAGCTAAAGAGTATGGTTCAGACTATGTTGGTACTGAAGAGTACTTCAAAACCATAGATAAAACTATGCGCAAGAGATTCCCTGAGCATTTTGAAGATGCTGAGAGCTATGAGGAAGATACGCCGCCTCCAAAGAAAAGAGTATCAGAACCGGTTGATGAGGATGATGAACCCCCACGCCGTGCACAAAAATTTACTAGTGTTGTAGCTCCGGCTTCACGTAGTACTCCGCCCAATCGTATAAAACTAAAGGCATCCGAAGCCGCCATTGCGCGTCGTCTTGGGGTACCGATAGAAGAATATGCGAAACAGGTAGCACAACTTAAAAGAGGTTAAATATGGAACAGGTAAAAGCTGAAAAGCAAAATCGTTTGGCTCGTGAGTTAGACACACCAGTAACACGCGCACCGCGTCAAACTTCGTGGCAAGCTCCCGAAACCTTACCTTCACCTAATCCGCGTCCGGGAATTTCCCATCGCTGGGTAAGAACCAGCATGTTAGGTGTCCCCGACGTACAAAACATCTCTGGCAAGTTACGAGAAGGATATGAACCCGTGAAAGCGGAAGACTATCCTGAACTTAGTATGCACGCTTCTACTGAGGGTCGCTTTGCAGGAAGCATTGAAGCCCCCGGTTTGGTTCTCTGCAGTATCCCGACGGAGTTTTTGAGGCAAAGAGAGGCTCACTTCTCTAATATCAATAAGTCCACGATGGAATCTGTAGATAACAACTTCATGAGAGACAGTGATCCACGGATGTCGAAGTTTTCCGAAAAATCGACAAAAGTGACATTTGGTTCTGGTACTTAAATTTTTAAAGGAGTCTTAAATGGCTTATCCCGTTGTTTCGGCCCCCTACGGCCTAAAACCGATCAATCTGATCGGTGGTCAAGTATTTGCGGGCTCTACCCGTGAATATGCGATCCCATACGGATATGCGACTAACATTTTCTATGGTGATATCGTTGGATTGACCCGTGGTAATGTGCAGCGCTTATCTGTGTCTACTGGTACTCTTGGTACTGTTACAGGTGTTTTCTTGGGCTGTTCTTATACAAACCCAACCACCAAACAAAAGCAATTTGCTCAATACTGGCCTGCTTCAACGCTAGCTGGTGACGCAGTTGCTATCGTTTGTGATGACCCTGACACAGTGTTCAAGGCTGTCGTTTGTTCTGCTACTACTGCTGTTGCTTCTGGCGCTCGCGCCATGATCGGTCAAAACTTGGCTATGATCAACAACACAGGTAATGTGAACACTGGCGACTCCGCTAACGCTTTGTTGGCTCCTAGTGATACACCCGCTACTACCGATGCGCTCCCAGTGCGTGTTTTGGGCTTAGTGCCTGACACCGTTGTGACCTTGGGTACTGCTACCTACACTAGCATCTCTACCGCTACTGTTACCTGCTCTGCTTTGCCTTTCGCATTGCCTGTTGGTACAGACGTTGGTTCACTTGCTGCTAATGGTCAGTACATCCCCTCGGGTTCGTTTGTTGATACAGCAGCTAATGCTGGCGCAACTTCGTTTATCTTGAACCAAGCCCCTATTACAGCTTTTGCTGCTAGTTCTACGCTTGTGTTTGCACAGTACCCAGAGTTGCTGGTTAAGTTGAACTTCGGTCAACACCAGTATTACGCTGCCACTAGCATTGCTTAAGGAGTAATTTAAAATGGCTATTTCACGCGCACAACTACTTAAAGAACTCCTTCCCGGCTTGAATGCTTTATTTGGCCTCGAGTACGCCCGTTATGGTGAGGAACATAAAGAGATTTATGAAACCGAAACCTCTGAGCGTTCATTCGAAGAGGAAACCAAACTGTCTGGCTTCTCTGCCGCACCAGTCAAAAACGAAGGTTCTGCCATCGCTTATGACAATGCTCAAGAGGCATGGACAACTCGCTACAACCACGAAACCATTGCTTTGGGTTTCTCAATCACTGAAGAAGCGATTGAAGATAACTTGTACGACAGCTTGTCTGCTCGCTACACCAAAGGTTTGGCTCGTGCTATGGCTTACACCAAGCAGATCAAAGCTGCTGCCGTGTTGAACAATGGCTTCTCTGCCGCTTATGTCGGTGGTGACGGTCAACCTTTGTTCTCTACAGCACATCCTTTGGTTTCTGGTGGCACCAACAGCAACACCCCATCTACCCAAACCGACTTGAACGAGACTTCCCTTGAAGCCGCCGTTATTCAAATCGCTGCTTGGACTGATGAGCGTGGACTGTTGATCGCTGCTAAGCCTAAGAAGTTGATCATCCCACCAGCACTGCAATTTGTTGCTACTCGTTTGTTAGAAACCAGCCTCCGCGTTGGAACTAACAACAACGACATCAACGCGATCAAGAATAATGGCGCAATCCCAGAGGGATATACCATTAACCACTACTTGACCGACACCAGCGCTTGGTTCTTGACAACTGACGTACCTAACGGTTTGAAGCACTTTATCCGTACTCCGCTGCAAAACAGCATGGACGGTGACTTCGATACCGGCAACGTGCGTTACAAGGCTCGTGAGCGTTACAGCTTCGGCTGGTCTGATCCTTTAGGCATGTTTGCCTCTTCAGGTTCATACTAAAAGAAAGGGGGTCACAAGCCCCCTTTTTTATTGACATCGTAGAAATATGGTGTATATTCCAAACATCTGGGTGATTGACTCTATCGGACTGCCCCAGCAGACGATGCAACGATTGATAGAGTTACTTTTGCATAAGGACTTTTGTCATGGCACGTTCCACATTTGAAGGCCCAATTCTTTCGGGCACACAGCGTTTTGGCGCATTTCGTAACGTAGGCTACGCAAGCCTCGTCCAATCAGCGACTTTAAACATCGCTAACACCACAGCAAACACTGCTGGTTATGGTGGCTCTTCTGGTACCTTTGTTGACTCAAACGGTATACCCAACAGCGTAACAACTGTCTACACCCCTAGCACTTCCACTACCCTGACTGCAACCAGCATCCCCGCTGACTCTGCTACTGTGTATCGTGGTTATGTTGCATATTTGCCCGCAGGTAGCCGCATCAATGACATTCTTATTGACGTTGGTGTAATCACCACCTTTACTAGCGGCACTTTGACTTCCATCCAAGTGTTGGTAAGCAATGATTACACCGCCGCCGCTGGTACTGCAACCTACGCACAAACCGCCGTATTGACTTCCCCTGCTGTGGGACGTCAGTCATTGGCTGCGTTTACTGCTACTCAGTTGGCTAACCAACAATCTACTTCTACCGACATTATCCAGATAAATGGCGAACCACCTTTGTCTCAAGTGGTGTTTACAGTAGCGTCAATTAACAGTACCAACGTGGCAATCACAGGCGGTACTTACTACTTCACAATCCGCTACACACAGCCTGATGGCAACATCGGTACAACCACAACTTACCCATACGGTAACTTTGACTAATCAGTCCTAGGGGCTTCGGCCCCTTGTTTTTAAACAAGGAGATTGATTATGTCAATGCAATACGACGTTAAGTCCGCACACACTGGCGGTGCACAAACTAATCAGGCGCTTGTCTCTGGACGGGTACGACTTAAAGCTGTAATCATTACTGGCGGTGCAACTGCTGGTATGGCTAGGTTTTTAGACGCTTCTGGCGGCAATATTCTGTTGGAACTAGATACTGGTGCAAACTCCAACATGACCAACGTAATCCTACCCGGTGAAGGTATCTTGTTCCCTAACGGAATTTGGTACACCGCCGTGGCTACTGTGCCTATTGGCATAACGGTGATATATGGCTAAGTCCCCCGCATGGCAACGCAAAGAAGGCAAATCCGAGAAGGGTGGCTTGAACGCCAAGGGCCGAGCCTCTGCGAAGAGAGAAGGAATGAACTTGAAACCGCCGCAACCCGAAGGCGGATCAAGGCGAGACTCTTTCTGTGCGCGCATGAGTGGGATGAAAAAGAAATTGACATCCGCAAAAACAGCGAACGACCCGAACTCTAGGATTAACAAGAGTCTTAGAGCGTGGAACTGCGCTGATGGTGGGTATGTAAACTCCGCAGATGGTGTAGCCCAGCGTGGTAAAACTAAAGGAAAGATGTGCTAATAATGTCTGATATCGAATTAACCGAACGCGAAAAGTTAATTGCCAAAGAAGCGGCAAAACTCGCTCTCGAGGAGTTGTCTTCAGAGTTTTACAAAAAAGTTGGTAAGACTGTTGTAGAGAAGGTTTTGATCTGGGTTGGCATGTTGTTTGTTGGCTTTGTAGTTGGCAAGGGTTGGATTGTGAAGGTCTGATATGCCTAGCACAAGTAAGAAACAACACAATTTCATGGCTGCGGTGGCTAATAACCCCGCGTTTGCCAAGAAAGCTGGTGTCCCTCAGTCCGTTGGTAAAGACTTTACTGCGGCTGATAAAGGCGTCAGTTTTAAAGGTGGGCCGCGTTCGCGTCCTGATTTGCAAAAGGTAAATAAGCCCGAAACTCTTCAGGGCAAAACCGAACTTTTTAAAAAAGGTGGAACTATGGCTGGAAAAATGAACCCCGGATTTATGGCAATGATGGCTAAGAAAAAAGCTGGAGCCAAAGCAGAAATGCCAATGAAAAAAGGTGGCGCAGCTAAGAAGATGGCTGCTGGTGGTCTATCTGGCGGGCACAAAGCTGCTGATGGCGTAGCCTCCAAAGGCAAAACCAAAGGCAAACAAATCGTCATGTCTGGTAACAAAGGCATGAAATCTGGCGGATATTGCTAAGGAACGGTCATGGCAAAAGACTACGAATACAAAGACTCCACTCCTGTGGATGAGCCAGTCCGTAAAGGCTCTAAGGTTCAAGAACCCGGTAGCGCTATTCGTGTCGATGGCAAACCGGTTAAAGGTGATGACATGTTTAACGTGCCAACCGCTAAAACTCCACGTATGTCACCCGCTCGTTCGCAAGAGCTTATGGAAACGTACACTGAAAAACGTAAAGGGCCAACATCCAAAGTAAATGCTATGGGTGACACCTACGCTAAGGGCGGTATGACTGCTTCTGCCCGCGCAGATGGATGTTGCACAAAGGGTAAAACCCGTGGAAAGATGATGTAACTATGATGTCAAGTCGCGGTATGGGTGCAATCAACCCGTCCAAGATGCCAAAGGGTAAGAAGACTGCCCGAAGGGATGACACCGACTTCACACAGTACGCTGAGGGTGGGAAAGTTAACGCCGCTGGCAACTACACAAAACCCAGTCTGCGTAAGCGGATTGTGTCTCAGGTAAAGGCCGCAGCAACTCATGGTACGGGTGCAGGACAGTGGTCAGCACGTAAGGCCCAACTTGTAGCCAAGAAGTACAAGGCGGCAGGTGGAGGTTACCGAGATTGAAAGCGCCACAGCAGTCCTTAAAAAACTGGGGTGACCAAAAATGGAGAACCAAAAGTGGAAAACCGTCTAGTAAAACAGGTGAGCGATACCTTCCAGAAGCTGCGATCAAAAGTCTCAGCCCTGCTGAGTACGCTGCAACAACGCGTGCGAAACGCGCTGGCAAAAAAGCCGGAAAACAATTCGTAGCACAACCAAAAACTATTGCAAAGAAAACAGCAGGCTTTAGATAATGGCTAATCCATCGGGCGCAGTAGGCTTTAACCTTGACCTCACCGAGTTGGTCGAGGAGGCGTTTGAACGCGCCGGTAGCGAACTCCGCACGGGTTATGACTTGCGTACTGCACGTCGTAGCCTCAACATCATGTTTGCTGATTGGGCAAACCGTGGCATCAACATGTGGACTATCGAGCCGGGGTCTATAACCCTAGTTCCCGGTCAAAACACCTATGCCCTACCAAACGATACGATTGACTTGCTTGAGCATTTGATTCGTACCAACGCAAACAACACGGCTAACCAAGCCGACCTGACGATCACGCGTATTAGTGTTTCTACGTACGCTACGATTCCAAACAAATTAACCCAAGCCAGACCTATTCAGGTTTGGATTCAGCGCTACAACGGACAGACTTCACCCATATCCTCTACGCTGACAACAACAATCACGTCTACATCAAACTCAATCGTATTGAGCGATGTTACGGGTTTACCCGCATCTGGGTTTGTAAAGATTGGCTCAGAGATTATCA